AGCTCCATAAGGAAATGCCGTTTAACCTGCGTGCCTCTATGGGGCATGTGTCGAATGGCACGCCCGTCTTTGTCTACGGCAACAACCCAGATGTGCGGTTGTCCGAAGAGAGCATCTGGTATCATGGCGGGATCTACCAGTATCCGGCATCCGCGATCCAGATGAGCGTGTCATCTGATGATGCGACAGCCACCTGCCAGGTGATGATCAACGGGCTGGATGCGGATTACAACCCGATCAATGAGATCGTCACGCTGACCGGGCAAACGGCTGTGACCACGGTCAAGAGCTACCTGCGCATTCAGAACGCCTACGTCATGGCCAACCCGACCACGCAGAACATCTACATCGGTGATGGCACTGTGACGTCTGGCGTGCCGGCAACGGTGTACGAGCAGATCTACAACGGCCACAACCGCACTGAGAGCGTGCGCTATACGGTGCCGGCAGGTCGGACGTTCTACATCACGCACGGCACCATCTCGCATGGATCTGACAGCGCTGCGTTTGTCACGGCTCGCCTGGTGTATCGGCTGTTCGGCCTGCCATTCCAGAACGCAGCGGTCGTGAACCTGAACAACAAGTTCATCGACTTCTGGTTTGATTTCCCGATCGCACTGCCAGAGAAGTCTGATGTGGAAGCCAAGGGATTCTGCTCTAAGAGCCAGGTAAACGCGGTGTCTGCATCGATCGAAGGCATCCTAATTACGGAGACACAGTGATGCCGAAAAAGATTGAGAAGAGCTTGATGAGCCGCGCCGCTGAGATGGGCCTGAAGGGCGAGCGCAAGGATGCCTATGTGTATGGCACCTTGAACAAGATCAAGAAGGCTGAAGAAGCCAAGAAGAAGTGAAGTCGCGAGGGGCGCTGATGGTGGATGGTGAGCCGTAGCGCAGTCTGACCGTCGACCAATACAAAACCGCAGGTTCCGTCTGCGCCCCTCACGATAGTTTTAGCTGGTCACTCTGTGGCCTGCAATCGCTTTCCGTTCTGGATCTTCTCAAGCGCACGTTCGATCGCCCGAGGGCTGCACGACCAGGTCGGGCTGGTCTTGGGCTGGAGCGTCAAGGCGTCAACGGCTTCCTTCCACTCGGGGCTGCGCCGCGACACCGCCTGCGGTGAGAACTTGTGCATCGGCAGCGAGATGCCGAACCGCTCGCAGGCTGCGGTGACCGACGTGCGATGCACCCCGTAATGCCGCGACGTGGTAGTTGGATCCCACTGCTTGGCCAGTGCTGCTTCCAGCATATCTCTAGTAATCCGTTTCGATCCAAGGCGCATTCGCTCTCTCCTTTATTGCGTCTATGTCGGCTTTGTTCTGTTTCGCCATGTACTCTATCAACTCTAACTGCTCCTGCGTGACCCACCACGCAGGCAACTTCACGTAGCCCGCCAGCCTCAACGCTCTCGCACCGGGGCTGTTGCTGACTTCACGGGGCATGGTATTCGCACAGCTCCTTAGCTCCGACATGACAGGCCAGCTCATGGGCGTGGCGGTGGGCCTCTACGGCGTTAAGGTTCCCGATGAAGGCGCACACAGCCGCGACGATCAGGATGAGGCGGTCAGCGGTGTTCATGGCTGTTCTCCCTTAATCTCGGCCAGCGTGGCATCAATGCGGCGGCACAGTTCCATGTCTCGCTCCCACTTACGCTCGTAGACTGGATGCTCGTCCTTCGGCCATTCGTGGGTGACATACTCCTCAAGGTCTTGCCGCGCCTCCTTGAGCAACTCCACCGCCTTTTCCAGCTTGGCCCGAAGTTGACCAGCATCCTCCTCAAAGGCTCTGCCTATTTCCTCACAGGTCGCCAGCTTGGCCTCCAGCCCCTCCGCATAAGCCTCGGCCTCCTTGGCGTCAGCACGGGCGGCTTCGAGTTGCTCGGTTAGGGCGTCTGCCTCCTTCCGCCAATGCACAAACGACTTCCAATGCTCATCACGCTCGGCGGTCAGGGCTTTGATGCGGTCCTCATGCAGTTTCCGCTCGGCTTCCATTGCGTTGGCATAGCCCCGTTGCTCGGCAAGAGTTAACTCGGCGGTCAGGGCTTCGATGCGGTCGGCGGCTTCTTCGCAGGTGTCGTCAATGTTATGCCAGCCACCCTGATCTTTGGCATAGCTTCGCAGCCGCTTCACCAGTTCTTCGTCAGTCATTTCAAAACACTCCTGACCTTCTTCTCAAAGTTCGCCTGAGCGGCATCGGTGGCTGACAGAACGTCAACGTATTGGTCCAACGCAATGCCGCCGGGCATCCCAAGATACACGCCAACCTTGTCGTCAAAGCGGTGCAGTTCGTATGCGCCGACGATGCTATATGCGACAAGCCATAGGCCACCAGTTGCGCCTTCTGGGATGGTCACGTCGCGCCAGATCAGGCTTTTGATCTTGACCTGTTTGCTCATTTCACACAGCTCCCCTGCACCCACTGCTTGTCGGCGGCGATGCACTGCTCGTAGCGCAATTGACCTTTCTCCATGTCGTCGAAGATCACCTGACCCAGCCCGTAGATGAAGAACGCAAGGCAGGCGATGCCCGCCAGCGGCACGATGTTGTCCCAAAAGTCTCTCATTTCTGCGGCCTCCGCTGCTTGCTGTCTTTCCAATCACACGTCCCGACCTGCACGATGCCGGGCCAGTAGTCGATGCGTGTGCATTCAGAACCCCCAAACACCCACTTATCGCCACGGCACTCAGGTTCTTCGTCGTAGGCGAAAACCGTGCCGTCCCCATCCCTTGCCACCCACTCAACCCAATCAGGCAGCTTCTCCCATGCGATCAGGTCTTGGGTCTTGGGCAGAGGGTCGGTGCGGTAGATTATGTTGTCTAACCATAACCAGTTTGGCGAACTCAACGGTTCCCAGTCTTGGTCGCAGCCGCAGGTGAACAAAAACTCCCCACCCGCCTTCTCATGCTCATGCAGCGCAGCCTTTTCCTCGTCGCTCAGCAGGCCATACGTCACACGGTTGTTGGTCATGTCGATGGTCATTTCACTCTCCAAGTGTATCTCTAGGGCTGCTTGAGTTCAGAGAGATGCGTGGTGGCTCTCTTAGTTTTCCGCCCGTTTCAGCCTCGAAAGCTGTGAATTGTTCAGGCTTCAGTCTCACCGATGCAGACACTTGGCTCCTCTCATAGTTTGAGTTGAACGGATGGATCGTGCCGATCTCGATGCGGTTGCGAAGGCAGAACATCACGAAGCGCGACATGCTTGCCTTTGTCATCGACAACCCTTCCTCACAGTGCATCCACACTCGCCCCGCATAGTCAGGTTTCACGGCCTCCTGCGCGTAGCAAGCACAATGCCCTTCTGGCCACTTGCATCCGGTCATCTCCGCCCCCGTTCCCAAGCCGCCCGCGACAGCCGATTGGCCAGCGCGTCGATGTCCTCGACAGTCACCTGCCGATTTTCAAGGATGGCATAGTAGACAAAGTTCATGAACCGCTTGGGCGGCAGGACGGACGCAGCGTTGCTGATCCCCCTTGCAGCCTCTGCGTGGATGTCACGGTGCGGCATGGTCACTTCTTTCTTGCGCCAGAACATCATTCGCTCTCCTCCTCGTTCACCGACTCCAGCCCCATGAGCGCCCGTCCGAGGACGTAGGTGTTCTTGGCGTAGTACAGCGCCGTGGCGTTCTTCTTCCCCGGCCCATAGACCTTGGCGCAGGCAATGCTGCCCGTCTCATGCAGCCGCGCCATGCTGTGGCCGATGGCCTCGTAGCGCGCCCGCTCGACCTCGGAGGCCGTCAGCGAGGTGAAGGTCTCCCCGAAGAGCTCGACGTACATCTCAGCCCGGTTCCAGACCTCGCCCTCCGCGATCCGATCCTGCACCTGCTGCTCGATGGTGCGCCGCGCCTCTCCGGGCTTGGTCCCCGGTCCTTGCTTCTCGGTCCCGTCCGTCTTGCGGTAGACCGCGACGGCCCGATACTTAACCCGGTCGGCATGCTCCGGGAAATTCGGCACATAGCCCACCTCGACGGTGTCCCCGATCCGCAGGTCATTCATCCGCGCCAGTTTCGGCGCGATGGCCACGGCATCCGGCTCCTCGCCGGGATAGTGCGGCAGCAGGCCAAAGGCCACGCCAGAGCCAGCCACCGATGCGATCAAGACCTCGGACGCCTTCACGTCCTCCGGCGAGTAATTCAAGCCCATAACCATTTCAGTTCATTCCTTCTTTGTTGTCCGACAGCGAGGAGTTCATTGCGGCCAGCATAAACTCGGCCACCCGCCCTCTGTCTCCCAGAGCGTTCATCAGTGTTTCGGTAACCAGCGCGACTGTGGCCCAAAGAGCCAAGTTGGGGGCAATGCCGCCCTCCTCCCACGTGATAAAGCACTTCTTCAGGTCCTCATGGACCTTGCGAAAGGCTTGTATCTCGGCCGTCTGCGTATGTGTGATCTGTGTCATAGGAATTCCTTGAGTCGTTCTTCGGTTGTGGTGATGCAGTCGTCTAAGACGACCTGCTGGTTCAGTTTGGAGCGACGGTGACGCTCCGTAAAGAGGTACGCTTCGCACGTTACTTGGTCCTTGAACCTTGGTTCATAGACCATGCTCGAGCAAACGTGCTCCCCGCAGACCAATGCGATGGCAGCGATGATGGTTTCCATCAGTGCTTCCGATCATCGTCGTGGGTTTCCATATAGACTAGGGCTGATACCTTCAGGCCTGCTGATATGGCTGAGTTAGAAATGCCTTTTGCCCGCCCGTAGCTGTAGATCGTGGCGATCAGGTTGGCGATGACCTCCTGAGGCGTACTCAGAAAACTCTCATGCACCAGCAGCGTCAGGGCTGTGAGCTCCGCCGCGGTCATCTCCTCCGGCAGCGCGTCCATGATGGCAGCGAGGGTTTCCTTGGTCATGTTGGGTGATAGGGTCATGCTGCGGGTCCATTCAGGTTGACGGGCCAGAGACCTTGGTCCTGTGCCATGCTGTAGTGTCCGACGATCTTGCCGCCTTCCATGGCGGTGCGGTCGCAGTGGATAGGCCAGCCCCGCTTGCGGAGATCATAAATCCTCGCGGCCAGCCGGAAGCAGCCGAACTGCTCGAGGGCTTCAAGGGGCGTGATGACCTTGCCCGTGCGAAGGTAGGCAAGGACTTGTTGGTTCTGCGATTCGATGCGTTCTGCGTAGCTCAAAATGGGCACTCCTTGCCTTGCTTGTACCAGTCGCTGGTCTCCGCCTTGGGATATTCCTTGGACTGGGGGGTTGTCTTAGTATTTTCGATGTGCTTGGGCCGCAGGCCCATCTGTTCGAGGAACAGCCCGAAGTCGCCGTAGACCTCCGGGGTTAGGGTGCGGTCGGTCACGCTGCGTCTCCCATCTTCGGTGCGTGATAAGATTTCTTGATGCCAAAGGCCGGGTGCCCCGACCAGAAGCCCTCGATCCACTGATACCAGAGGCCGTCCTTGCGCTGGGTGGTGTTCTTCCAGCCCTCCTCGGCCCTGCGCCAATGGCCACGGGTGTAGTGCAGTGGCATGCAGCGCACAGGCTCGTCGCGGGTGAGCTTGGCCTTGACCTCTTCGCCAATGTTCCACGTGATCTTGTGCCATGCGTCAGTGGCGTAGCCCCCGCTGCGGTTGGCAGCGCGGCGTTCCTGACGCGATCCTGCGGGATCACGCTTGGTGAACGAGGGCTGGTTCAGCACCGAGCACATCGCAGCGACGGTCAGTACATGTGCTGCCCGTTGATGCATGTCATCCTCTTCCCCCATTCGGTGGGCCAGAATGCCTCCCTCAGACCCAACCTCGTATCCGCCCTGAATCAGCGGCGTGAAATACGGGGAGATGAGGTAGACATGGGTTATCCCCTCCAATTCCGCAGCATAGTATGCAAAAGGAATAGGCTCCTCGAAGTCGGTAACCTTGATCCGGGTGGAGTGGGCCCAAAATACGCAGATGCTGGACGGAAGGCGGCAGTCTTGATCCAAGACCAAGCTTTCCGTGTTTTTACCCCGGAAGAGAGCCTCATACATTTGATCCACCGCAGTGGTGATGCCTGCGTTGAGCTCGTAGAAGTCTGCCTCAGCAAAGGTTCCTGCAATCTCCTCCGACATCCTCCTCGTTTCTGCGTCCACTTCAGGCATGTATCTGATGTGGTCTTTTACCTGTCGACACCTCTCCGCCATCTCGACAACGGAGCTTGGCTCTCGGACCTTGGTCATTGCTTCACCTCCACCATCGAGCCGTTCCCGTTCATGTGATACATTTTGACAGGTGACCACTGCCCGTCCCAGAACTGATCGATGCGCTCCCGGACGATCCAGTTGCCATGATCGTCCCTTCCGTCCATGTAGTTGATGATGCGGATTTCACCGGGCCTCGGACCTTGGTTCTCTGGGGTGCCGCGCACGTTCCACTTGGCCATCACTCGTCCTCCTCGTCGTCGTAGTCCTCGATCTGGCCCAAGCCGTCGCAGTTTTCGCAGGTGTCCTCGTATTCCTCGATGAAGCCCACGTCGCGGCCGTAGTTGTGGCTGAAGACGCGCTCATAGAGCACCGTTCCTCGGCCCCCGCACTCTGGGCACGGTTTGTAGTAGGTCATCACACCACCTCCCAGCCCTGCGATACGGCGATTCCCCTTATCGCACTCACGATAGCTTGCGCCTGATGGGCAGAGTGGATGACGATGTCTGTGTCATACCCGTTCTCATCCTCCGTGCTCAGGATGATCGCGTTGCCTCCCCGTATGATGGAGATGCTGTTACCAGACAGGCGGTCCTCGTCCACAAAAGCATCTCCGAGCAGCGTTAGCGCTGAAGTCTTGGTCATGGTTCGTCTCCGTGGCAGTCTGGGCAAGTTTTTTCGGTGATCATCTCTTAGTGTCCTCCAGATCGTTGAGCGCTGCCTTGAGCGCCTTCGTCGTGTCGGCAACGCGTTTTGTTGCCGTGTAGCTAAAGCCGAGATTCTCCTCGAGGCACGCCCGCAGATTCTCTTCCGCAGCCAGAAAGTCCAGAGCCGCATGCTTCGCCGCCAATAGGTCCTTGTGCGTCAGCGCCATTACCCCACCTCCCAGCCCAGCACGGCAGCGTAGCCCTTGATCGCTTCGATCAGCATTTTCATCTGGGCCTCACTTTCGACCGCAATGATGTCCCCTTCCTGCTGAACAAAAATCATGGTCGGCTCGTACTGCACATAAAGCTCCAGTCCGATAGACGAATCAGTTCGACCGATTTTCGTCACTTGCGGAACATGAGCCCCCCGGAAAGCCTTGGACTTCCGCTGTAGGGCACGAATAAACCTGCGCGTGGCAACAGCCCCCGGCAGGAGAACAATATCGCCCGTCCAATTATTCTCTTGGATTTCTGTAAGCGAGACACTCTCCGGCCAACCACCCGACTCCTCCCGCATGGAGACCTCAAGGCGCAAACTCCCATCACCAGCGTCAACGATGGTTTTCGAATCCCTGTCCATTATGCGGTCTCCCCTTCAAGCTTGAGCAGCCCCTCGCCGTAGATCAGGTGCGTCGGCAGAGGGTCTTCCTCGTAGCGCGTGTGGCCGATGTAGTCGCCCTCGTAGGCGTTGATGTGCGGAGCCAGCCACTTAAGAAATGCCTCGATCTCGCTCTCGTAGTTTTTCAGGTCGCAGCGCACGAACAAATACCAGCGGTCAAGACAGTCGATGTGGTGCATGCTGCTCACGGCAAACGGGAAGTGGTAGTGGCTTGCCGACCGAAGCATCCAAGGGCAGCGCCCGCCGCCGAATGGCGTGGTGGCAGGTGGTTCTCCGTCTCCCATGACCATCACCCGCAACAGGTCGATCACCTCCTGCGGAGTGTCCTCCTTCAGGTCGCAGCGCAGGTAAAGCTCTGTGTACATGCCCATGTTATGCGGCTCCTTCGGTTTTCGGTTCTTGGTCCTTGGGCCACCCCATCTCGCGCAAGCCAGCCACGACATATGGCACCAGCGCCGTCGACGCCCGCGCAGGCTTGGGTTCCTTGGGCGGCTCTTCCGGTAGGTACTTGTGAAGCTCCGGCTCAAGCAGAGTCTTGGCCTGCTTCAAGGTGCGGATGTCGTAGAACATCATCCTGAGCTTGTCCTCCATCGAGCGACGTGCCTTCCACTGCTCTTCGGCGGCTTTGGCAAGCTCGTAAATCTGATCGTGGACCTCGGCCACAAGCTCTCGGTCCTCCGGGTCTCCGTTGCGCCCGCAACGTGAGGCGTAGAGCCAGTCTCCCGCGCCTCTCCTGTTCTGCCAGAAGATGTAGGAGCCAGAAAGGTGGGTGTGGTGCGAGGCGTAGCGCGTGGCCAGCCAGTGGCGCAGGTCTGGGTTGTCATAGACCGCCCGCACCTCGGCAGGCATCTTCTCGATGGCCTTGGCTTGCAGAATAGCCTGCGCCTGCGCGGCGTAGTCGATCATGGGGATGTCGGCCATGATCTTTTTGACGATCTCGGCCTTGTGGGTCTTGTTCAGGTTCATCACACAGCCTCCTCTTCCGAGGTGTCTTCGGCAGCGGCCTCTTGCACGGCCTGTTGCAGATCGGCAAACAACTCAGCGCGGCGCAGGTAATACTTCATCTCGCCCACGTCCCGGAAGTTGGGGTAGCCGCTGTCGGTCAGCTCGATGTCGTTGCTAAGGCAGTCGATGATCACCTGCGCGTAGTCGAGCGACAGGGTGAGGGTGATGGTGGTCGGCTTGTCTGACATGTCAGCTCTCCTTGCGTTTGGTTTCATGGTGGGCAGTGAAGTCGTAGCGATTGCGCCAAGCATAGACGCTGGCAACGCAGACGTTGTGGGTCAGGGCAGCGGCCTTCACGCCCATGATCTCCGCATCCTGCAAAACAAGCAGGCGCGTCGAATGGTCTAGGCCATAGTCTGGATGGGGGATGTCGGCTTTTGCCGAAGACATAGTGAGCTCCTTTCTTGTGGTGTGGTATTGTGCAAAGGATACAAGTATCTGGGGATGCGTGTCAACTAGATTCGTGGGCCTCGGTCCTTGGATATGGGTTTGGAGGGGCGCGGTTCTCGGACCTTGGACCTTGATTACAAAAAACTGTAATCATGAGGGAGGCCTTGACGACCTCGGTCCTTGGTGCTAAGTGTATGAAATCACAGCAGAAAAGACGACCCGCTGATTACAATGATTACAAAATGGACCCCGAAAAAGGGCCGTTTGTAATCAGTTTGTAATCAGCTTTTTTGTTTGTTTTTCAAAGACTTAGGGCCCAAAAACAGGGCAAAACTGGCCCCCATAGGACTTTTTAGGGGTCTCTATGTTTGGTTTTTGACTTCACATGGGGGTAAACAGCGTAATCATTGTAATCAGGAAAAGTATGTTGAGCAAAAACAAGAACTTAGACAAGATTTTATGATTACAGGTGATTACAAGTGATTACATCTAACCTTTTTGGGGGTCTCTTCTTTTTTTGAACCGTTTGGGGAGACCCCTAAAACCTCCTATGGGTGGAGGGTCTTGACGACCTGCCCTGCCTTGGGGCATCGATAAAGGTAGCTTATTTTGGGGGCCAGCATGACCAGAGGCATCAAGAACCGGGACGCCGCCGCTGCCATCAAGGGTGGGACCATATCCCGCATTGAGGACGAGCACGGCAGGGTGCTCACCGAGCGGCAGAAGACCTTTGCCGAGCTCTTCGTGGAAGGCGTCTACAGCAACGCCGAGTGCGCCCGAAAGGCTGGGTTCAGCCACGATGTGGCGCACATCTATTCTGCCAAGCTGCTCAACGGCAATGACTTCCCCCACGTGGTGGAATACATCAAGGAGCTCCGCGAGGCCAAGGAGCGCAAGTATGGCGTGACCACCATTGGCCAGCTCGAGCGCCTCTACAACCTGTCACGCGGTGCCGAAGAGGCCAAGCAATTCTCCGCTGCCATCAACGCCGAGAAGCTCCGCAGCGCCCTTGGTGGCCTGACCACAGATCGCCGCGAGACGCTCAACCGCATTGAGAACATGAGCCGCGACCAGATCATGGATCGTCTGCTGGAGCTCCAGCATAAGTACCCCTTCTTGCGCGATATCACACCGAAGGAGCCTGCCAATGGGGCCGGAAGCGAAGCTATGGAAGGCCCTGAAGCCTCTTCTTGAGGCCGAAAAGTGCATGACGACACGCATTGAGAACCGACACGGCGGCGGTTTGCCGGATGTGGACGTATCTTCCCCCGCAGGTTCGTTCAAAATTGAACTGAAAGTAGCGGAAAAAATTTTTATCCGGCTCTCAGATATGCAGATAGCTTATAATACACTGCTGACCCATAAGCATGGGTTATCATTCATCTTGGCAGAGGACCCCGGTCGGCCTAAGCCGTCTCAAATTGTCAGCCTATTCGAGGACCAAGGTCCGGGGTCCGAGGAGCTCGGGTCGGGGTCGGTCGGGTCGGGGCAGTCGGGTCGGGGTCGGGGGCAGTCGGGCCGTGGACCTCGGACCTCGGTCGGGTCGGGTCGGGACCGGTACTATTTGTGGCACGGTCGGGACGCGGTGGACGTTGGTCGGGTCGGGCTTCGGGCCGAGGCCTTGGCGTCGGGGTCCAGCCTGTCGGACTTGGTGCAGGTGATGCTGGCGGTGTGCCGGGCGCACCATGCGGCGCTGTTGGAAAAGTACCCCGGGCGCTAGGCCCGGGGCAAGGTGGCCGCGACCGGCGGTATGGGTCGCGGCATGGCAATTCATTTCTGAGCCGCTGCAAAGCGCAGGGCTTCGTCCTTGTCGTGGGTGGTGTAGACGCACCGCCCGGCCAGAAAAACCGCATATTGGTTTTCCCATGCCCGTTTGATGATAGTGCAGGGGCCCTCTTTCCAGAGGCCCCCTCTTGCGAAATCCCTTGCGAAATCCTCTGGCGAGATCATGCATAAGCCCGCCCGTTGCCATGGGCCACAATGGCCACGGACTTAGGCGAGCGGGTCGCTTGCCCGGCGCATAGGCGGCAATCGGCGCAGGTGGTGCGCTTGCCCGCTTCGGCGGATGCGGGGCAAAGGACTTCCCGCGCCGGATCGATTTCTGCGACGTCGCGGATAATGCGGAACGTGCGGCCCTCTTGCGCCCAAACGTGCTTCGCATCGGCAAGGCTTTCCACCGATGCCATGGCATAGGACAGGGCTTCGGGAACGTTGCGGAATTGGTGCGTGTATGCGGTCCATCCCTTGGCGCGCATTGTCAGGGCTTCCCATACGTGCATGGGAACGGCGGCCGGGTCGCCATAAGTGCCGATCCGCACCATCCGGCCATACCCTAGCGCCGTGGTATCCTCGTGATGGGTTGCGTCCGGATAGACGCCGCGAAGGTGCGACCGATACACTAGCGCCGGGCCATGAATCAGGGTGACATAGCATGTGCGCTTGTCCGCCTGCCCTTGGGCCTTTGCGGGATTGGCAATGCCACGCAAGGGGCAAGCGCCGCAGATTGCCGCATCAGCGCCCGTGCGGGATGCCGTGACCGGGTCCATATCGTCCCGAATGATGTAGGTCTGAACCATTGCGCCCGTCTTGCGGTTGCGCGCCGAGTATGTGGCGATTGCCACGATTGGCGACCCATCCAAGAGGCTAGGCCCGCGGTAGATGATTCCGTTTTCCATTCTTGCCATTCCTTTATTGTGTCGGGTCTCCGCCCGTATGCATGGGATATCATGGAACGGGTCGGGATGCAATAGGATAAAGTCGGGTCGGGTCGGGTCGGGTCGGGTCGGGTCGGGTCGGGGTTCAATGTTAAAGGCCCGCGCGCGGGCGGGCCTTACAGGGACAGGGACAGGGACAGGGACAGGCGGCCGGGGGTGGCGGGCCTTGCGGCCCGCCGGGTCATGTGGTCTGGCCACCGTGGCCCCATGCGCTTAGGCGGATGCGCTCCGCCTCGTCCGGGGCGCGCTTGAATCCTAATTCGTGGAACCGCCGCCAGACTAGGCCCGCGCGGGACATGCCCGTGTAAACCCGGTTCACGCCCGCCGCCGTCGGATAGTAGCAGCTGGACACTAGGTCCAGCTGCCAATCGGCCTTGCGGCGGTTCCAATAATACTTGGTCAGGTCATCGCGCCGGGTCGCGTAGATGTAGAACATGGGTCAGGCTCCCCAGCCGATGGTTTCGAGTAGCGCCGTCAGGTCGGCAATCGCCGCCTTGTATTCGCCGCGCTTATAGGGCTTGCCCGTCAGGTTCGCCGCCTTGTTCAGCACGTCCGCCTTGCGAACGCCGCGCGGCGGGGTCATGCCCGCATTGATCAGGCGCAGGTGCGCGCGGCACGTCGCCGCCATGAACCGCGGATTCTGCCGGGGATTGTCTATCGTATACATGCCATTGTCCTTTTCGTTGTCGCGCTTGGTGCACGGGATGCCCGCCCCTTGCGGGGCGGGTCACCGATGCATCAGGCCAGACGTTCAATCGTGCCCTCTTGCCAGTGCGACTTGCTCCCATGGGCCTCGAGCCATTCCGGGGTGCATGCGACCAGACGGCCCAGCGACCAGACGTCACGCGCGTAGGTATCGCCGCCCTCGAAGCTGCCGAAGGTATGCGGCGACTTGGCCCAGACAAACCAGCGCGCGTAATAGTCCTTGGACTCAGAGTCCGGGGCCTTGTAGGTTTTGCAGACGTGCCACGTCCATCCCTGCCCGCCTGCGGATTCATAGATTGCGTAGGGCTGGTTCTGGGGGCGCGACTTGCCGAAGGGATTCTTTGCCATTGTGCTTTTCCTTTGTTGTGACGGGCACCGTGCCCGTGGGTCTAGAGTAGCATGAACCAACATGAGACGCAATAGGCTTTCGGGTCGGGCGTCTCGGGTCGGGTCGGGTCGGGTCGGGGCCTTATCATTCGCGGCCCCCGCGCCGCGCGCCTCTGTTACTGGGACAGGAACAGAGAACATAGACAATCGATCCACCGAAGGTGGATCAGGGGCCTTGCGGCCCCTGCCCGTCACTTCCACTTGAACCGTTCCTCGATCCGCTCCCGCTTGTATGCCGTCCAGACATCCGCGCCCCACCGGGCTATCACGTCGCCCTTTGGCCAGCGGAATTCCTCGATCAGCGTGGGCTTCCGTTCGGCAAGCCCGGCCTCGATTGCATCCGCCTCGATCTGCGCGGCCAGCGTCTGAAGCCGCTTGATCCGATCCTTCACCTTGAGGTGCTTCACTTGCATTGCATGCATGGTCCTTGATCCTTTGTTGAGGGGCAGGGCTTGCGCCCTGCCCGATTGCCTTAGAAGCTGTCCGACAGCTTGGCCTTTTCGGCCAGCCCCATGGCCTCATAGGCCATGGTCTCGGCCGCCTTGGCTTGCGCCTCGGCCATTGACCGGATCAGCTTGCGCATTGTCCAGCGCGAGACATCCTCGAGCTTGGCATCCAGCGCCTTGGTCAGGATGTCGCGCAGATCAGCGATATCGCCCAGCGTCAGATCAACCGTGATCTTCGTGCTGTCCGTGTTGATGAACCGATATTCCATTGCCTTCTCCATTGTTGACACGCTGGCCCTCTGCCTTCGTGTATCTACACGATACACAATGGCACAGCATGGGACAACCTATCTTTAGTATATACCCTATGGGTCCCTTAGGACCAAAAGATATCGGTCGGGATATCTAAAAATAGGGGGGCACCCCCCTTGACACGGGGGCGGTCGCGCGCGCCCCGCCCTCCCACCCTGTATCCATAAAGTCATTGCAGCACATTTTCATTCGCGCTATAAAAGTCCAAGGAGCGTGGTCAAATAATCACCATCCTAATTTCATTCGGATGTATACAGGGTGGGACATGACAGAGAAGATAACCCCAGAAGAACTGAAGGCCTATGTTCGGTATGACGCGGAGAGCGGAGAGGTGATCCGCCTATCCACAGGTCGGCCGGTCGGAGTTTCGATCAAGAAGCGCGGTGGTCACCGGACCTTCACCCTTCGGATCAACAGGGCTCCGGTGTACGTTTTCGTTCACCGCGCCGTATGGGCCTTGGTCCACGGTTCTTGGCCCAAGTACCAGATCGACCACATCGACAGGGACACGTCGAACAACCGGATCGAGAACTTGCGGGATGTGCCCGGCGGCGTGAACCAGCAGAACCGGGAGCCGATAGGCGAGGTCCCGTATCTTGGCGTTAGGTTTTTGCGCGGGAAGTATGAGGCCCGGATCAAGAAGGACGGCCGACAGATTCAGGTTGGAACTTTCTCGTCTGCCAAGGCTGCCGCAAAGGCCAGAGATCGGATGGCTGTCGGGCTTTTTGGGGAGAATGCTACGCTCAATTTCCCTCAGAAATTTTCGCCAATGTAATTTCATTCGGGCTTGTTGACAGTGAACAACCAACCGTCTACAAAGCTCCAAGGACCAAGGAGGAACCACAGATGTCCAAATACATAGAAATTCCGCAGAAGCCTGCCACTGTTTACGCTGTCCAGTACACGGGAATGGAGAACGGAGTACCGTTGTTCAACGAACCTGCTCCGAACTGGGTCGTAGGAGCGTTGGCCAAGGGCCATTTGCAGGTGATTGACGGTGGTTTGCACTGCCGTGGGAAGAGCTTGGACCTCGGTTCTTGGCTCGTTGTTGAGGATGGGGATGTTGCGGGCGACCGGATGCGGAGTGTTTTGTTTGCCAACTTCGTTGCCCTGTACCGCCCGGCGCGCAAGAAGCCCGCTGCCCGCAAGCCCCGCGCTGTCAAGGCCGCTGCCTGATGGGTCTGTTTCGCAAGAAGCCTGTCATGATCGAGGCTGTGCAGTTTTTCGGCCTCGATGTAGCCGACATTGGCTGCTACAACATTCATTTTGACACCAAGGAGCAGCTGCCCAAGTGGCTGCGGGACGCCTTGGTGGACGAGGTTGTTTTTGCTGCGACGGACACTGAGTTCGTCTACGTCAAGACGCTGGAGGGGCTGATGGAGGTTGCCGAAGGCGACTGGATCATCCGCGGCGTGAAGGGGGAAATCTACCCCTGCAAGCCTGACATCTTTGCCATGACCTACGACCCTGTGGACGAGCAGGATGTCGAGGTCACGGGCGTAGCAATCTGAGGAGAGAGACATGACCAAGGGTGAGTACAGGGTTGGCATCAACTTCAACCCGTCGAACGACGACAGGGTTGCCAAGATCAAGCGCGCTGCGGCGGACCTGATCGACCTGATCGACAGCATCCCCGGCGTCCAGACACGCATGGATGATGTCCACGGGAGAGAGGTCAGCCGCCTGAAGGCGCTGGCTCAGACCGACATCGAAAGCGCTGCCATGTGGGCCGTCAAGGCCGCAACCAAACCATCAATGGAGAACTGACATGGGCAAGCTGCCGTTCAAAGATGACGAGGACTTCCGCAAGCACAACCAGAAGGCCCATGTTTCGGCGGCCGAGGAGCTACGAAAGTTCATCGAGGAGGTGGAGTCTGACGACGCACAGATCGCGGACATCCAGCGGGACAAGAAGGACCGCTTTACGATGATCAAGGCCAAGGGCTACAATGTGAAGGCGCTGCGGCGGCTTTTGGCGGAGCGTAAGAAGGACATGGGCGAGGAGCAAGAAATGCGAGACGTCATGGAGCAGTACAAGAGCCTTCTGCTGTAATTCCTGCGGGAGTACCTCCCTCCGCAGGATAGCCTCCGTCGAATTGTTCTCCCTCTTCGACGAGAGGCCGAAGGTCCGCCGTGCCAGTCGGCGGGCCTTCGTCATTGAGAAACCATCGCTGCCCTGCTATTGTACCGAGGACCACGGACCTCGGAGCTCCAGCATGCGCGAAAAAGGCACCCCCTCGAAACGCCCAGTTTATCAGGAGCAGCTGCGGGAGAAGTTTCCGTTCTATCCTGACAAGCCTATGCGCGATGTCCTTGGCCCTGTGCCCTCGAAGCCTGTTGGTGGCGAGGGCTACAAGCAGCGTGACAAGGACGGCCGGGTCATCCGCGCCCTGAGCGGGATCATGCAGAAGGGCAACGTCTTCAAGGGGACGTTCTGATCGGTTGTTTTTGCACTCCGGTGAAACCTCTGCTATTGTTGCCCCAACCTTGGCCAAGGAGCCCATCATGAAAACTGCCCCTACGAAGTCGACTCGTCCCATGCCGCGCCCGTCGGAAGGGCGTATGGGTGTGCTGCGCGAACGCGCTAAAGAGACTGCCGAGATGAACCGCCTTGAGGGCAAGATCACCGGCGGCACCGAATCCAAGGCCATCGCGCAGGACCTGAAGGCTGCCAGCGAAGACCGCCAGACCCCGAAGAAGTCGGGCATTCGTGTCACCGGCTCCGGCGGCAAGAACCCCGGTGCCAACCTGAAGCCGATGGCGAAGAAGGCTGGCGGCGGCATGGTCGTGGGCTACAAGGACGGCGGCTGCGTCATGTCGGGCCGCGGCGGCAAGTACAAGGGCTCGATGTAATGGCCAAGATGACCCGCAAGATGGACATGGGTAAGAACATGTCCGAAGAGATGGACGACGAAGAGGACGACGAGGACGAGTCGGAAGACGAATCCGAGAAGACCCCGAAGCGTCGGGTGAAGAAAGTCACCGTCGAGGAAACCTTTGCCAAGGGCGGAGCGGTTCGCCGCAGTGGCTGCATGATGCCGGGCCGTGGCAGCAGATTCATAGGGGTAAAATGATGAATACCGCAGGAAAACTGAAGACTGCTCCGGTCATGAAGTCGAAGAAGTCCACTGCCAACGCAGAGGCTAAGTACGACGCCAAGATGTCGGAGCTGGACTATCCCGGCACGAAGGGCGTTGCCCTGCCGGAAGGTGGCAAGCAGCAGGTCAGCGGCTTCAAGTTCTCGGGCACCTACTAAGATGGGTACAGGTCAGGGACAGGGCGGACAGCCCATGCAGCAGCCGGGGGCGGCCGGAATGGTCCCACCCGGCGGAGTCGCGTCTTTGATGGGTCAGATGCCTCCGGGCATGGGCGGGCCGATGCCCCAACCTTCGCAGTCCCCGCTGTTCGCTGCCATTCAGCAGCAAGCACCGAACCTGCCACAGTCCTCGGCTATGCCTCAACCCCCTCGGCCACAGGGCGGCAGTTTCATGGCTCCTCGGCCACAGGGCGGCAGTCTCGCGGGCCCCCCGCGGCCGCGGCCGCAGGGCGGTATGGGCAAGGGCATTGCATCAATGATGGGTAGGTCTCGATGAACAAGCCCTCCAAGATCGCCAAGGTCATGCGGGAGTTCAAGGAGGGCAAGTTGCACTCCGGCAAAGACCCGAAGGGCCCGAAGAAGGCTCCGAAGGCCAAGAGCCGAGCACAGGCTATCGCCATTGCCTTGTCCGAGGCAGGGGTTCCGAAGAAGAAAAAGGGGAAGTAAGATGCCGCCGAAGGGTGATCGTCCGAGCGCGTCGAGCAAAGACCGCGACCGCCAAGGCCCGGCTAATGCCGGAGCCGGGAACAAGAGCAGCGCCCCCAGCAAAGGCGTGAGCGCGTCTGCCTCGGCCAAAGGAAACGCGGGCGCGTCTAAGTCGGCGGCTCCCGCAAAGGCCTCCGCCCCTGCAAAGGCGGCAGGTGGTGGCAGTGGCTCCTCAGGCACAAAAAGTGTCGCAACTCCTGCTGGTATGCGGTCGGTATCTTCGACATCTTCCGCGGCTTCCGTAAAGGCTTCCCCTGCAGCTATGTCCGTGGCCACCGCTCCGAGAGCTGCGGCTCCGGCGATGACACAGGCTCGGGCGGCCGTTCAGCCCACCGGTCCGGGCGGACCGAGTGCGGTTGACCCAAAATCGTTTAACGCGGCGTCTGCAGCCGCCAGAGCTGCAGCCCCCGTATCCGCCCCCGTCTCGGCGGCCCCAGCCACATCCATTCGCCCTGAGGCTCGGCCTGCAGAACGTAGGGGGTTTCTTGGCGGATTTACGAGCCTTGCCGACATGTTTGACGGCGGAGGTCCGGGCCAGTCAGGCACAACCTTCGAGGGTCGCCTCGCTGGACTTGCAAACGCTCTTGGCTTGAAGCCCTCCGCCGGGCGGGCGGGCGACGGCGCTGCCCAAGCTCCGAGGTCCATGGACCGGGATGGGCCGGACCGCAGCGGCATTGCATCCTTGGCCCCTGCAGAACCGGCCCCTCCGGCCAACCCAGAAGTTCCTGCCATGACGGCGGCAGAACTGGCGATGCTTGGCGCACCCACCACGCCTATGGCTCCGGTGTTCGTAGACTCTCCCGTCTACGCTGCCCCCAACATCCCCACTGGTGCAATCAACCCGGCCCTGAGCTACGGCGCAGCCTTTGGGCAACCTACCCAGAACATGGGCATGCCTGCCATGAACCCCTATCAAAACGTGAGCCAGCTGGATATCTTCTCGCAATACCCGTACTTAGGGCAGCGTTGAGGAGGTAGGACATGGCCGCAGACCCGAATTACCTTAGAAGCCTGATGCTTGATCGAGGTCTGCCCGACTATGTGGCAGACGCCTTCCTGATGAACTTCGAGGATGAGAGCGGCTTTGATCCGGGGATCAACGAAATAGACCCCATTGTTGAGGGGTCTCGCGGTGGTTACGGCCTGTATCAAGCAACGGGTCCGCGTCGTAGGGCTTACGAAGAATTCGCAAAGATGCGAGGGGCCGCGTTGGACGACCCTGAGGCCCAGATCGACTTCATGATCTACGAGCTGGAGGGTCCGGAGCGCGCTGCGGCCGAATCCATCTTCGCTGCCCCCGACACGCGCTCGGCGGCAATTGCGATTGCTCGAGACTTCCTGCGCCCGGCCCCGGAAAACCTTGAGAAGCGCGTCGCCAAATACAGCGGTGAAACCGCCGCCCGTGATCTCACGGCGCGTCTGAGCGGCACCGCTCCCCTGAGCTACGGCTCCGCGGGTGTCGCTGTAGACCCGGCCGCCACCGAACGTGAGCGCATGGATGCGATCATGTCCGGCTTTGAGATGATGACCGAAGGCTCTCCGGAGTACTGCCCAGCAGGCTATGTCTACGACATCGTGTCTAGGGGCTGCGTCCCGATTGAAACCTACAGCTCCAGCCCTCGCCCCCGGGCCGCCCCAGAGCGTGGTGCTGCGCTGCAGCGTTTTGGCTTGCCCAGTATCGCTTGATGGTCACCTACCGCAGAGCGCTGCCGGAAGACTTGCCGGGCATCATGGCTTTGGCCAAGGAGATGCATGCGGAGACCTCGTTCCGGACGCTGTCGTTCAGCGAGTCAAAGTCGGCGACGGAGATCGTCTCCTGCATCCTGAACCCGAACATGTTCGTCGCGGTGGCCGAGGACCGAGGTCAGATACTCGGCATCATCGCTGCCTACCTCGACGCACCCTTCTTCTCGGACGATCCGGTCGTCTACGACCACATCTGGTTCGTGGGGAAGGCGGCCCGAGGTTCGATGGTCGGCCCCCGCCTGCTCAAGCACCTGTCCGAATGGGCTAGACTTTGCCGGGCAAAAGCTGTTTTTGTGACTTTGGGCTCTGACGTGTCCCAAGATCGCGTCGGAAAGCTGGTGGAACGACTCGGATATAGCCGCTTGGGAGGCTACTACCGCAAGGATATCGACAGTGTCTAATCTCGAGCTGATGCCAGACGAGGCCCTGAAGGAGTATCTGGAGCTCATCGAGGCCCGGCGCACCCAAGAGGTGCGGGAAAAGGCCCAAGAGACGTTCATGCCCTTCGTGCACCACGTCTACGAGAACTTCATCGAGGGCAAGCACCACCGGGTCATCGCCGAAAAGCTCGAAAAAGTGGCCCGGGGCGAGATCAAGCGGCTGATCATCAACATGCCGCCGCGTCATTCGAAGTCCGAATTCGCCTCATACCTCATGCCAGCGTGGTTTTTGGGCCGGAATCCGAAGCTCAAGATCATTCAGGCCACCCACAACACCGAACTTGCCGTCCGGTTCGGCCGCAAAGTGCGAGATTTGATCGATTCCGACACCTTCAAGGAGATTTTTCCGAAGACGGTGCTCAAGGAAGATTCGAAATCGGCGGGCCGGTGGTCCACGGAGAAGGGCGGGGAGTACTTTGCTGCCGGTGTGGGCGCTGCCGTGACCGGCCGCGGGGCCGATTTGTTCATCATCGACGACCCGCACTCGGAACAGGACGCCCTGTCGGAGACCGCCTTCGATAGCGCCTACGAATGGTACACCTCCGGCCCCCGCCAGCGTCTCCAGCCGGGTGGCGCGATCATCATCGTCATGACGCGGTGGGGCAAAAAGGACCTGACGGGCCGTCTTTTGGCTGCCCAAGGCAACGACATCCTCGCTGACCAGTGGGAAGTGGTCGAATTCCCTGCCATTTTGCCCTCTGGCAACGCTTTGTGGCCGGAATTCTGGAAAACTGAGGAACTTTTGCGCGTTAAGGCGGCTCTGCCCCTCGCAAAATGGTCCGCGCAGTGGCAGCAGCTGCCGACATCGTCGGAATCGGCCATTATCCGCAAGGAGTGGTGGAAAAACTGGGACAAAGAGAAGGTTCCGAACCTTCAGTACGTCCTGCAGGCCTACGACACGGCGTTTTCCAAGAAAGAGACGGCCGACTACTCCGCAATCACGACTTGGGGCGTGTTTACACCCGTCGAAGGGGAGCCAGACGCAATAATATTGCTCGACGCCAAGCGCGGGCGATGGTCCTTCCCCGAATTGAAGGAAGTTGCGTGGGAGGAGCACGAATACTGGGAGCCGGACATGGTCTTGGTCGAAGCCAAGGCCACCGGACAGCCTCTGGCGGACGAATTCCGAGCCCGGGGCATCCCTGCCTTGACCTTCAGCCCCGGCCGGAGGGGAAAGGGCGGTTTTGACAAGAACACCCGGATGCACTTGGTTGCCCCGCTGTTCGAGGCAGGGCGGGTTTGGGCTCCGATGGAGAAATCCTTTGCCGAGGATGTCGTCGAAGAGGTGACATCATTCCCATCTGGCGACCATGATGACTTTTGTGATAGCATGACATTGGCCCTCATGCGTTTCAGGCAAGGCGGCTTTGTTACCCTGAACGGCGAAGAAGACATGTCTGAGCCCCAGCACCACAAGAAACGGGAGTACTACTGATGGCAATCGTTGACAGAGCCATGATGGCCGACGACCTGCTGGCTCCGGACGTGGAGATTTCGGTCGATTCTCCCATGGAGTTCCCGGGCGGCGCTGAGATCATCGAGGACGCCGACGGCGGGGTAACAGTCCAAGCCTTGCTGGCCGACGACGCGGTCGTTGCGGGGATGCCGGACCCGGCCCTCGAGCATAACGCAAACCTTGCCGAGTACATCGACGCCAGCACCCTACGCAGCCTCGCCAGCGAACTCTTGGCCGCCTACGAAGACGACCTTCGGTCCCGTCAGGAGTGGGAAGAATCCTATGCCAAGGGTCTGGACCTTCTGGGGATCAAGTACGAAGAGCGCATGGAGCCGTTTGAGGGAGCCTCCGGCGTCACCCACCCGCTGATCTCGGAGTCGGTGACCCAGTTCCAAGCGCAGGCCTACAAGGAACTTCTGCCCTCACAGGGCCCCGTCAAAACCCAGATCATGGGGGTGAAGACCCCGGAGACTGAGGCGCAGGCCGCCCGCGTCAAGAACTTCATGAACTACCGCATCACCGAGGTCATGACGGAATACGATCCGGGCATGGACCAGATGCTGTTCTATCTCCCCTTGTCCGGCTCGACCTTTAAGAAGGTCTACTACGATCCGGTGCGCGGCCGCGAGGTGTCCGAGTTCGTTCCGGCGCAGGACTTGGTTGTGCCGTATTCGGCAGTGGACTTGGACACGACCCCGCGCGCGACCCACGTCCTCAAGATGCAGGGCAACGACGTCCGCAAGATGCAGCTCTCCGGGGCGTACCGCGACATCGATCTGGGCGAAGGCAACTCCACGGACGCCACAGACCTCGTCAAGGAGAAGGTTGACGAGATCGACGGCCGCTCGAAGAGCTTCTCGGACGACATTCGGACCCTCTTGGAGTTCCACGCGGAGCTGGAAATCGAGGGCTTCGAGGACGTCGATATGATCGGCACCCCGACCGGCCTCAAGCTGCCGTACATCGTCACGGTGGACAAGGACACCAACGAGGTCCTGTCGGTCCAGCGCAACTACAATCCCAACGACCAGCTGAAGCGCAAGCGTCAGTACTTCGTGCACTACAAGTTCCTGCCGGGCCTTGGCTTCTACGGCTTCGGCCTTGTGCACATGATCGGTGGCCTTGGTCGGTCGGCCACGTCCATCCTGCGCCAACTCATCGACGCAGGCACTCTTGCGAACCTGCCTGCAGGCTTCAAGGCCAAGGGCATCCGCGTCCGCGACAATGACAGCCCGATCCAGCCCGGCGAATGGCGCGAGATCGACGCTCCGGGCATGGACCTGCGGAACGCTCTGGTCCCGCTGCCGTACAAGGAGCCGTCGGCAACGCTGGCGCAGCTGCTTGGCGCGCTGGTCAACGACGGCCGCCGCTTCATCGCGCTGGCCGACCAGCAGATGAGCAACCTCAACAACGAGGCCCCGGTCGGCACCACCGTCGCTCTGCTCGAGCGCGGCATGAAGGTCATGTCGGCGATTCACAAGCGCCTGCACTACGCCCAGAAGGCCGAGTTCCGCCTGCTGGCCCGTGTGATCGCCGAGAATCTGCCGCCGGTGTATCCGTATGCCGTCGCTGGGGCTCCGGCCGAGATCAAGCAGGCCGACTTTGACGACCGCGTGGACGTGATCCCGGTCTCGGACCCGAACATCTTCTCGATGTCGCAGCGCGTGACGCTGGCCCAGACCGAGTTGCAGCTGGCTCAGAGCGCTCCCGAAATCCATAACCTCCGGGAAGCCTATCGGCGCATGTATCAAGCGCTGGAAGTCGAGAACATCGACCAAATCCTGCCGCTGCCGCCCCAACCCCAGCCGATGGACCCCGCCTTGGAGTCCGGCATGCTGATCCAAGGTCAGGTGCCGCAGGCCTTCCCGCAGCAGGATCACGACGCGCACGTCCAGAACCACTTGGCGCTCCTGCAGATGGGCATCGTCTCGATGACCCCGCTGTTGGTTGGCGTCATTTCGTCCCACATCTTCCAGCACCTGTCGCTGAAGGCGCGTGAGATGGTGGACGCTGAGCTGGCGCAGCTGAAGCAGCAGCAGGGAGCCCAACTGGGCGCGCAGATCGGCTTGGCAGCCCAGAACGGGCAGATCGCCCTGCCAGACGCCATGCAGCAGATCGGCCAGATCGCCGCCCTGCCGCCGCAGTTCACCCCGGACCAAGTTGAGGCCCGCGTGGCACAGGTCTTGGCCGAGTTGATGGCCGAAATTGCGCCGCAGCTGTCGCCTCCGCAGGGCCAGAACCAAGACCCGCTGGTCATGATCCGGATGCAGGAACTGGCTCTGAAGGACAAGGAGCTGACCCAGCGTCAGGACGTGGATCAGAAGAAGCTGGCTCTGGAGAGCAAGAAAATCCTGCAGCGCGCAACCTCTGATGCGGCCCGGATCGAGGTCCAAGAGCAGGTGTCCGAGGACCGCACTCAGATCGCTCGTGAGCGCATTGCCGCCCAACAGCAGCAGGCTGCCCTGAACCGTCAGCGGGGACAGTGAACATGAACGTTGTTGTCTTTGCAAAAGCTATGTATAAGCAACTGGACGAGCGCCGCGAAACCCTCGCGGATCAGCTCGTCCTCGGTGCCGCTAATAGCTTTGAGCATTATCGGCAGGTCGTGGGAGAGATTCAGGGACTCGACTACGCGCGGGAAACCTTAAAATCCCTGCTGGAGAAATCTGACGACGATGTCGAAGACACTTTACGTTCCTGAGCACATTGCTCAGCGCATCGCAGCCAAGAAAGCTAAAGAGGCAGAACAGTCCGGGGTAGGCGCAGCCTACGTGGACTCCAGCGCTCGAGTTCTTGACCCCTCCCTCTTGGAGAAAAGCCTTCTCGACCGCCTCCCGCAACCTACCGGGTGGCGCATTCTTGTTATGCCGTACAAGGGCAAGGAAAAGACCGAAGGCGGCCTGATCCTGCCGGATCAGGTTCGTGAACGGGAGGCCTTGGCGACGGTTGTCGCCTATGTCCTTCGCATCGGTCCGTTGGCCTACTGCGACCCCAACAAGTTTGGGGACAACCCGGAACCGTGGTGCGCGGAGGGTCAATGGGTTTGCATCGGCCGTTATGCGGGCTCTCGGTTTCGCATTGATGGCGGCGAAGTCCGCATCATCAATGACGATGAGGTGATCGCCACGCTGGCCGACCCCGACGACATCCAACACATTTGAGGGCATGAACATGAGCCAGAACAACGAAGAGTTTGACGACGACGTCTCCGTCGAGATTGAGTCCGAGGGTCAAGGGACCCCTGCGTCAGCGCAGGACGATGATGACGAGCTTGGTCAGTACAGCACTAAGGTACAGTCGCGCATCAACAAGCTCACGGCCAAGAGCCGCGCTGCCGAACGCGACAAGGAAGAGGCTCAGCGCTTGGCTGAGCAGCTCTACCAAGAGAACCAGCGGCTGCAGCAGCGGGTCAAGGGTCTCGATACCGGCTATCTGAGCGAGTACGGCACCCGTCTCGAGGCTCAGGCTATCGCTGCCAAGGACGCCTTCAAGAAGGCCTATGAGTCCGGTGATCCGGACGCTTTGGCGTCGGCTCAGGAGCAGATGTCGAAGATTGCCATCGATCAGGAGCGTTTCCGGATCGCAAAGCAGCGCTCGGAGGCCCAGCCGCAATCGGCTGAGCGGGCCGAGACCCCAGCTCCGCAGGCCCAGCGCCCGCAGGAAGTCAAGGTGGACAAGAAGGCGCAGACTTGGGCCGAGAAGAACGAATGGTTCGGATCGGACAAGATGCTCACCGCTGCGGCGATGGCTTTGCACAGCACTCTCGTCGAAGATGAAGGGTTTGACCCAACGTCCGATGAGTACTATAGTGAAATCGATAGTCGGATTCGTCGGGAGTTCCCGCACAAGTTCAAGACTACTCAATCGGCTGCACCAGCCCGGGTCGCCTCTGCCGCGGCAAGTGCATCTAAGGCCGCTGTACAGGGGCGCAGGTCGGTGAAGCTCTCCGCTTCTCAGGTCGCCATGGCGAAACGTCTCAACGTTCCGCTGGAAGAATACGCGAAATACGTGAAGGAGTGAGATCATGACCGACAGAACCCCGCGCGAGAGCGCAACCCGCGATGCCGAATCGCGCCGCAAACCTTGGGCCCCGCCCAGTGTCCTTGACGCCCCGCCTGCACCCGAAGGGTATAAGCATCGCTGGGTCCGCTCCTCGATCCGGGGAGAAGAGGACAAAGGAAACGTGTTCAACCGCTTGCGTCAGGGCTACGAGCCCGTCCGTGCGGAGGAGCATCCGGGATACCAAGCACCCACGATTGAGGACGGCAAGCATGCCGGGGTCATTGGAAACGGTGGTCTGATTCTCACTCGTGTTCCTATCGAAACAGCCCAAGAAAGAACCGCGTATTACGGGGGCCGGACCCGCGAACAAATGGAAGCTGTTGATCAGGACCTGATGAAAGAGCAACATCCGTCGATGCCGATCAATCAACAACGGCAAAGTCGGGTATCTTTTGGCGGACGTAAAAAGTCCGACTGACAAGGAGCAACATAATGCCTAACTCTTCCGGTGCGTTCGGGCTTCGCCCGATCAACCTCGCGGGTGGCGCTCCCAACAGCCAAGGTACCAACGCGTACTTTATCGCTTCGGACGCTTCTGCGATCTACAATGGTTCCCCGGTCATTGCGACCAATGGTGGCTCGATTGCCATCACTGGCTCGGCCTCGGGCGACACCTACAAGCACGTCGGCGCATTCGCAGGCTGCGAATACGTCTCGTCCGTGACTGGAAAGAAAACTTGGTCGAACTACTGGCCCGGTTCCGGCGCGAACACCAACTTCGACATCGTTGGGTATGTCTATGACAACCCCACCCAGCGCTTCGTCATTGCCACCGACGCGACGTTCACCAACCGGGCTACCGCCCGTGCGGCGATCTTCGAAAACACCCAGTTCGACTCGGGCACTTCCGGTTCGACCACCACGGGTCAGTCGTCGGCATCGATGGACGTGGCTACGCTCGATGCTTCGAACGCGTCGCTTCCGCTCAAGATTCTCGGCATCTATGATGATCCGACCAGCCAAGACTTCGCGGCTGCAGGCATTCAGATGATCGTGATGTTCAACAACCATGCACTCCTTCAGGCTGATTCTGAAGGCACGGTGGCATAAGGAGACCTGACCTATGGCAATTTCGCGCGCACAACTTGCGAAAGAGCTTGAGCCCGGTCTCAATGCTCTGTTCGGCATGGAGTATGCTCGGTATGAAAACCAGCATGCTGAAATCTTCACCACCGAGTCCTCGGATCGTG